CTCGGTCTGCAGGAAGCCCCAGTCGGCCGCGAGGGTCGCGTAGTCCGGGCCCTTCGTGAAGGAGATGCCACCGCGGCGAGCCTGGACCTCCGGGAGCGAGAGGATACCGGAGACGGTTTCCAGCTCGCAGAAGCCGTAGATCTGCTCGGACGGGGCGCACCAGCCACCAGCCGCCACCAGGCTCTTGCCCGGGAGGCGCTTCTCCGACGCCGCCGCCATGACGGTGTCGTACTGGTCCTGGGCGCTCATGCGCTCGGTCAGCGTGAACTCGCTCTCCGGCTTGCGGATGTGAGCCACGCCGAAGCGCTGGTGGCGGTCCGACAGGCCATAGACGCCCGGACGGATCACCTTCGGGCGGTCCCCGCGCGCGTTGCCCGAGAAGCCGCGGGTGCGGCTCTGGAACGCGGTCGCGACGGCCAGCATGTCCGCCAGCTCCTCGGTGGCGGTGAAGCCCGGGACGTTCGCGGCGGCGACGAGAGTCACGCTCGGCGCGACTTCCTCCTCCTCCTCGACGACGGGCTCAGGGGCCTTGGCCCGCTTGCGGGCACTCGACACCGTCTTGGTAACAGCCGCGGCCACGACCGCCTCCTTCTGCGCTTCGGCGTCAGCGCTCTCGTCTTCGTTCTCGGCGTCGCCGTCGCCGTCGTCCTCGCCGTCATCGGCGTTGTCCTCGACCTCCGCCTCGGGCTCGGCCTCAGCCTCAGCCTCCGGCTCAGCCAGCGCAGTGCGGAGGCTCTCCAGACGTGCGGCACGATCGGCCTCCGCCTGCTCCAGTTCCGCGATGCGCGCTTCGATCTCCTGGGACGCCTGCATGAGCGCCTCAGCCTGTGCGATCTGCTCTTCGGTCAGGTCGTCGCCCTGGGCGATGATCTCGCGGCCATCGGCGAGCGCCTCATCGTTCAGCGCGCGAAGGTCCTCAACGCTCAGACCGTCGAGGCTTTCCGGCTTCTCGAATGCCATGATTTCACTCCTAGTGTCGTGGCGGGTTGTGGACAGAAGTCTCTTGTTGCGGGCTATGCCTCGCGCAACCCCCGCCTACGACGGAGTGCTCGGGGTATTTCTACCACGCGATGAAGCGAAATGCCAAGAAAGAGGTCCCGACACGCCGCAACGTGCCAGGACCTCCCCCTGTGTGTGGAGTGCTACTGCTTCTTCCGGTAGGTGCCTCCCGTCCTCTTTGCCGCGCCCGCCGCTTCGGGCTCGGTCGAGTAGGTCTTCTTCTCGCCACTCGCCGTCGTGACCTCCCACAGCGGCTTGGCAGTGGTGCCCTTCGACCCGCAGTTACACATCGTCGTCCCCCTTCCGGAAGTAGTCGATGACCCGCGACGCCGCCGACGCCCGGGCCTTCTCTGCCCACGGCCGGATCGCCGCAAGCTTCTGTTCCCGCTTCTCCTGGAAGCGGTACTCCTCGATCGCCTCGCGCACGATGCCCGCGATGTCCTCGGCGGTGCGCACGCCAGATGCGACCAGCGCGGGCTCGGGGACAATGGCACCCGCCGCGACGAGCGACACCTGGCCCTCCTCCGCCGACGCGTGCAGAGACACGATCGGGAAGCCCGGGACCGGCACCGCCAGAGCCGCGACCAGTTCGAGGCCGTGCGCCGTGTCGCGCCAGTCCCCGGAAAGTGCACTTGCCTGAAGCGCGTCCACCTGCTCGGTGGTCAGGTTCGGGCGAAGCAGGCCGGAGAACCAGATGCCGTGCTGGTCCTCGCCGCAGACGATGTCCGCGACCACGGTGCCGGTGTTGTCGTAGTGCGCGACCGCGGCCTTCGCCGACGCGCGGAGGCTAGCGTGCCCGGTTCCCATCGTGATGTTGCCGACCCGCACGCGGCCCTCATCCGTCATCACCGTGCCGGTGCGGAAGTAGCCGTAGTTCGCGGTCGAGTGCGGCGCCACCGTGCAGACATCCCGCACGCCGATGTGGCAGACGCCCCACACAGCCAGGTGCCCGAAGATGCGGTCACCCTCAATGGTGAGCGGGGTCGGCTCGGTGAACGCCGGATCGCTGAATGCCACACTGGGCTTCGTGCTGAGCGCGGCGGATGCGGTCAGAGACATCGGGACTCCCTCCACGGAGTGACGGCCGGATTCCTGGCCCGGCCAGACGCCGATGGCCTCCTTGTGCATGTTCGCGCACGCCCCGGCCAGCCAGTCGGGGTTCGCGATGTACTTCGCAAGCTGACGGCGGCAACGGTTGAAGTCGCCCGGGACGCCCCAGCGGATCTTCGCCGCGCCCTTGCCGCGCACCCAGTAGCGCCGGATGCGTGCGGTGGGAATCGGGTGGGTGATCCAGCCCGGACCGTCCTTGGTGCCGGGGGCGAACGCCTCCGCCTCCACAACCCAGGAGTCGGGCAGCTCCACCTCGTCGCACCCAAGGGCGCTCTTGCGCTTGCGGATGTGCCGCTTCACGGCCTCCGGATCAGAGGCGCGACCGATCGCCTGGATCGCGTTGCGCAGATCCTCGCAGTTCGCGATCGGGTACGACCCGTCCGGCATGGCCTTGCCCTCTTCGGCGAGGCGCTTGCGCTCCTCGGCGGACACGTCCCGGTACGCCCCATCCTCGGCCTCAGCGGCGGCGCGGAAGTTCTCCAGGTCGTCGTCAGTCAGGTCGACGACCTCGTACTCGTCACAGCCACACGCCACGAGGGCATCGCGCTCAGCCTCCGAAAGCTCGTCCGCGAACTCCAGCCCGAGGCCGACCCACGTCTCCTCGTACGCCGGGGTCGGCACCAGGTCGTGGCGGCGAATGCGAACCTCGGAGTAGTGCTCCACCGGGCGGGCGCCGTCGGCGACGTTGTCGAACTCAGCCTCGGTCGCCTCCACGTTCATCGTCACCGCATCCACGATGACCGACAGCCCCCCGAAGGAGCCGTCGAGGATGCCCTCGATCGCCCGTGCGGCGTACTCCTTGCCGGGGTGGATCACACCACGCCACCGCACCTCGATGTACTCGCCGTTGTCGTGCTTGAAGAACTCGTCGATGCGCCCGATGATCGCCACCCGCGAGTTGTCGCCGCCGTGGCTGGACTCGAACTCGAACCCGAGCGGCTGGGGCAGGCGCCCCCACGTCACAGCGCCCGGCTCGAACATGCGCCCGTCGCCGGTCGGCTTGCCCTCGATGGCGGCGACGCCGTGCACCGGGATCTCGGTGACCAGTTCCTCGTCGTCGTCCAGTTCGTCCACGGGGAGGTCGTCGGCCTCGATCTCCACTTCGTCGACCACGGCCTCCGAGGCCGCGATGATGGGAGTGCTCACGGTCAGCGCCCCTTCCACTCTCGCCGGGGCCAGGATGCACCGGCAGTTGATCCAGATTTCCGGCGGGCCAATCGGCTCACCGGGGTAGTGAAGGTCGAAACCCCCAATGTCAAAGGTGCCATCGACACTCGCGACCTGTCCATTGGCGGCCCGGTGGGTCGCCCGAACCTCATCATCCCGCATCGTCACCCAGCGCATCCCCTTGCCGCCGTGCGCGCGGTTGCCGAGGTAGGTCGCGTTGTTCACGGTGGCGGTGGACAGCCAATAGGTGACGCGGTGGATCTGGTCCTCCGAGACGGGGGTGGTCGGCTCCGTGGTCTGGCGCAGGGACTCGCCCAGCATCTCGTGGTACCGGGGCATGAACAGATCCGGATCGGCGTGCGGTGCCTCCTCGGAGAAGATCTCCAGCCACAGCACCGATGCCGCCTCGATCAGTTCCTGGAACCACCCGTCGTCTCCGGGACGCCACGCTTCCAGCGCGCGACGCACGAACGGCGCCAGTTCCTCGTCCGCCCGAGACAGCCGGTCCCCCCGGCTTGCCGCGAACGCCTGAAGGTCCATCAGGCGGCGCTCCTGAGACTCGCCCTCATGCTCCTGGCGGAGAGGACCTGGTTCGACCGGAACAGGAACCGCACGTAGCGATCCAGATCCACCGGCGACGCGTTGATGTCCAGTTCATCCAGGCAGTCCCACGCCCCGGCGAGAAGGTCGTCCTCCATGTCCGGGGTGATCGTGGCGAAGCGGTACAGCTTGTCGTTCGACACCTTGTCGCCACCGGGCACGATCGCGTGCGGGTACTTCGTCCTGATCTTCGCACCGGCGCGTTCCAGCGCACGCCACGCGACAGCCATCGCACCGTCTACACTCTGCTCCGGGATCTCCTGAACCGGATGATCCTTCAGCGACGGATCCGGGCGGGCCTCCGTGAGGCGATCCTGCACCTTGACGGCCTCCTCGGGCACCAGCACGCCAAGCTGGGCGAGGGCCGCGGCCACCATCTCCGGGTTGACCGTGCCGCTGGCGACCTTGCGCAGGAGCCAGTTGCGGCGCTCATCGTCGTCCGGAGAGTCGACCTCCGGATCGAAGCCGTTCTCCATGAGCATGGTCCGGGCGGACAGTTCGCCGCGCTCGTACAGTTCGATCGCTTCCTTCGAGCGGTTCGGGCGGATACGGATCTTCGAGGTGTCGGCGACGATGGTGAACTTGCGTGCCTCCTCCTCGTCCATCCCCTCGGACTCCAGGTAGGGGCGCAGGAACGACGTGGTCAGCGACTGCGTGATGATCTGCAGGAGCGGCTCGGTGTGCGCCTTGATCGACGCCTCCTCGACCTGCCACGCGTTCCAGTGGTTCAGTTCGCCGGAGCCGGTGAGGATCTCCGGGGGCATGTCCATGCCCAGCGCGAGGCGGCGGATCGCTTCATCCCGCAGGCCCTTCGCGTTCTCGTCGAACTCGCTCCAGAAGGTGATGTGCTGGATCTTGTCCAGCGAGTCGCCAGGGCCAGACAGCAGGATCGGGGTCTTGGCGGCCGGGTCGGAGGGATCCTCGGTAGCCAGCCCCGCCGTCTCCATGATCTCTTCGAGGAGTGCTTCCGGACCACCGCCGGTGACGATGGCGTCGCCGTTGGAGTCCACCGCACGGACAGAGCCGAAGGTCATCTCGCTCGGGATCGCCAGGATTCCCGCTCCGCTCAGGCGCGACGAGCCCTGCGCGGCCACGTACTTCGACAGCATCTCCAGTTCGGAGAGCACCCACAGCACGGCGCGGGCGGGAGAGTCCGCCTCGTTCGCCTTCAGCGGGTGGGGGCGCCACAGCCGGATGACGAGGGGGTCGTCGAGGACCTTGTTCCCCACCTTCCACGTCATGCGCTCCTTGTCGCCCTGCGCGCTGATCTGCGTGGCCGCGACCACCGACCACTCATCCGGGTCGTCCCCGTTGTCCTCGCCCACGATGTACGAGTCGCCCGCCACGGTCAGGTGGATGCCAAGCTGACGGAGCATCTCCCGCTGACCCTCGGCGCCGCCGAAGAGCGAGTCCAGCGCGGAGATCGCCATCTTGTTCTTGGTGAGGTGCCCGTTCTCATGCACCACGAGAAGCGCGCGCGACAGCAGGTTCCCCACCCACGTGCAGGAGTATCGGAACTCGCCGATCGTGTCGAAGTACATCCACGCCCTGTGGTGCCAGCCGGGGGCGCGATGCGGCTTCTTGTTCTTGCCCTTCTTCGACATGCGGACGGCGGATGCCACCATCCCAGTGGGTCCGGGGATGGTGGCGACCTCGTACCTACGTGCAGGGGGGCGCGACCTGGGCATGGCTACTCACTACTCTCTCGGGGTGTCACGTTCGATAACCATGGCGGCTACATAGCCGAGTGCGAGCGCGCCCCAGAAGATCCACCACGCGTACATGACTGCGGGGTGCAGGTCGGTCAGCAGGAACCAGCCCACGCAGATCAGCGCGAGCCAGAAGCTGAGACACCACCAGCACGTGAACAGCTTCAGCCAGGGACCGTCGTGGGTCCAGCGCGCCCAGGTCTGCCGCCACCACATCGACGGAGGGAAGTCGTCGTAGACGATCGCCCGGGTGAGGCGACCCACGCCGAGCACCCCCACTGCAATGGCGAGCAGGGCGACCCACGGGTTCATGAGGGCGAGTGTCAAGCGGACCTCCGGTAGTCTCGCGGGTCATAGCCGCGGTTGCTCTTGGGACGCATCTTACGGCCCCTGGCGCTGAAGATGTGAGCTTCGCGCGCCGGTTGCATCAGTTCCGAGATGCCCCAGACCAGCGCGTCGACCCGGTTCGGGCTGTCCCCCTCGCCCGGAACCCACGTCAGCATCTCATCCTCCAGTTCCGCCAGGTTGCCCCAGTGGAACACGCGGGTCTGCTCGTAGAGGGACACGACCGGCTCGGCCCGGATCTGCTTCGAGCGGGTCGCCTGCTTCACCAGGATGCGGGGCTCTTCCTCGTCGGCGCGGACGGCGCGACGGATCACCTCGGCCACCATGTCGCCGCCGTAGTTCTTCTCCGCGACGACGGCGTCAGCCTCGCAGGCCTTGTGCAGTTCGATCACCTTCCGGGCCCACTGCGTCGGGGTGTACTTACCGCTGGAGTCGTTCAGCACCCACGCGTTGCGGCCCTGCACGCCCACGACGACGATCCCGGTCAGGTCGGAGCGCCGGTTCGCGGTGCCAGCAGGGTCGATCGCGACCACGATGCGGTCCAGGTCCTCCCACTCGACCTTCTCCCGGTGGATGATCGTGTCCCGCCACAGCGCGCCGGGCACATCCAGCAGAAGCTCGCCGTAAAGCTCCTGCTTGCCCAGGCGGGTGCCGTCCCACTGGTCCACGACCTCCGCGAAGAACTCCTCGGCCAGGTTCTTGCGGTTCGCGAACGTGGACACCCGGACCACGCGGGTCACATCGCGCTTCTGGATCTCCTTGACCCACGGAGTCGGAAGCGGCGTCGATGTGAGCACCACGTGAGGCCTGTCCCCGAGCCGGAGGCCGAAGATCAGGTTCGACCAGACCTCCTCGACGTTCGGGTAGTGTGCGGGCTCGTCCAGCCACGCGAAACCGTGCTGGGGGCCGCGGAGGCGGTCCGGCTGTTCCGCCGAGAACGTCGTGGCGATGCATCCGTTCGGGAAGGTGACCCGGCGCTTCGAGGGCTCGTACTCGATGCGCTGTCCGTTGCGCGCGGCGACGAACTGGAGCCCCGAGACGCCTTCCACCATCGTGTCGCGGGCGTCCGCGCCGGTGGGAGCGACCAGGGCGATGCGCGAGGTGCGGTCGGACATCCGCCAGGTGTACTCGGCGCCGGTGCGGGTCTTCCCGGAGCCGCGACCGCCGCTCAGGAACCAGAAACGCCAGTCCCGGCCGGGCGGAGGCCACTGGTCACCGCGGGCATGAGGGTACGGATACCCGGCGTGCGGTTCACCGTCGCAGGAGCGGCCTCTCTTGCAGTACCAGGCCCGCATCGTGCCGTCTTTGAGGGCGCGAAGCTGTTCCATGGCCTTCTCGCGGACCTCCTTGGGCCACTTGTTGACCATGTCGATCAGTTCGGCGTCCGTGATGCGCTCGCGGCCACTCATGACAGCCCTCCGATCTTCCACTTGCCGAACCCGCGTCCCCTGAGCCGCCTCGGGGGGAGCTTGCGCCGCCTGCGATCCGCCATGGGGGGCTCCTTCTCGGAGATCTCCTCCCAAGTGTGCTCCCCCTCGCTGTCGTGGATCGCGAAGGCGAGCGCGGCGCGTCCCACATACTCCCCGACGCGCATCCGGCGGTTGTAGGCGGCTGTCTTGATCAGTTCGTAGGCCGTGGGGTACGTGTGGTAGACCCTTTCGATCATCGGATCGGGGAGATCCCGCAGGATTCGCTCCTGCCAGCTATCCGGCGTCGTCATCCTCCACCACCTCAGCGTCTTCGATCTCCTCGGCGAACGGATCGCCCTCATCGGGGAGCATCATGCCCTGCGTCTGGGCCATCATGGCGATCACGCGCTCGAACTCCTCGTTCTCCGGGTAGTGGACGACGTGCTCCAGCGGCGCATCGAGCCCGTGCAGGCGGATCTTGCGGTCCACGATGCTCAGCGCGGTGCGCACAGCGGCCAGGTGGTCCGGGGACTCGCCGTCCACCGCCTTCGCCATGACCGAACGGAGCAGACGGTCCAGCGTGAGGGTCATCTTCTGCCTCAGCTTCGACCGATCCTGCGTGTCGTCGACAGATTCGGAAAGCGCCCTTTCCACAGCGACCCGCGCGAGCGCCGGAGAGCGCATGTTGAACTGCATGGCGATGTCCGCGAAGCTCGCACCGGCCAGCCAGAGCGCCATGATCGACCGAATCCGGTCGTACGGCATCTTCTGGACCTCCAGAACGTCCACTTCGGACCCGTAGGAGGCCTCGATGCGCGCCAGATCGTCTGGCTTGTCCTCATCGCCCCCGAATCTGGCGACCTTTCTCACGCCCAGTCCTCGATTCCGGCGGTGGCGAGGGCCCCGCGGCGTGCGCGGCCGAGGCCGAGGGCGATCCGGATGGCGTTGAAGTCGTCCATCGTGATCGGTTCACGGTCGGACCGGGTCACCATGACGCCCGAGCACACCCCTCCGGCCCCCGGAATGGGCTCCACGACGTAGTCGCTCTCCTTCGCGGGCGGCTTCTCGATGTCCGGCTCCGGGATGAAGTCCAGATCGTTCTTGCTGAGCTTGTCCTGCAGGTCGTTCAGGTCATCGTGGGTGAATCCAGTGCCGACCAGGCCGATGTCGGAGTCCGCGAGAGTCTCCAGGAGGGCCGCAAGCTGGTCGCTGTCGTCCTGCCCGAGGCGGGTAATACGGTTGTCGGCCAGCATCATGCGCCTGGCGGCCTCATCGTCCACGTCCAGGTAGACGACGGGCACCTGCTCCATGCCCATCTCCATCGCCGCCATGTACCGATGGTTCCCCGCGATGATGTAGCCGGTCTTGGACTGCACGACGAGGGGGGCGTAGAACCCGTTGTGGCGGATCGACTCCTTGATCGCGAGGATGTCGCCGACGTTGGCGTTCTCCGGGTGCGTCTCAATCTCGGTCAGGAGGGCGTAGTGGATCTGAAGCTCGCCCAGCTTGCTCTCGATGGTGGCCATGTCAGTCTCCCCGCTCCTTCTTCAGCCTGGCGCCGTCCTGGCGCACGAGCATCCGGATGTACGCGGACCGGGTGAGGCCGCCGCGCGCGCGCCGCTGATCATCGAGGTCCATCCGTTCCATCATCGCGAAGCGGACGGTCACGGGTGCTTCCCGCGCCGTCGGCCCATCCGGAGTCCGTGCCATGGTCCGGATTGTAGTACAGAAAGACCCCCCGTCCTGGGGAAAGACGGGGGGTCTTGGGATCGTACCGGCACGCATACGCGTACTCAGAGTATGGCACAGCCTGGAGGAATCGAACCCCCGCCTCCCGGGTTGGAGCCGGGCGCGCTACCACTACACCAAGGCCATTCGGTATTACGATTTTCTATTCCGTAGGACGGATATCAGAAGTCGCGAAGCTCTCTCACGGCGGCCTGGTCATTGTGGACCTGGATGCGGTGGTAGAGCATGGCGCGATCCGCGACAGCCGTCCCCGGGGTGATGTGTCTCGACCAGCCACACCGGCACTCGATCGAGTTCGTACGCGGCTTCGAGGGCTTCATATCGCTCACGCTACCTCCCTTTTCGTGGTGGGGATCGAGTCGAGCACGTGCTTCCCGATCCTGGGGTCTGTCCTGTTCCGCAGGGC